GTCTAGGAGACTCCTTAGAGGGGGTATATGGGCCTTATTCATCGTGGCTGCTTGTGCTTATCCCTGCGTGAATTGATATGCGGAGGGAACAGGCCGCACGCGTCACCGTTAACGCTCGCTCGTATCTGACGCGCACGTTTCTGCATCCAGATATGACTGCGTCCGTACATGGTGGCGATAGTCCGTGAGTCTAGACAGCCAGGGAGAGACAGCGCCCAGCGTACTACCTCGACGTGCCGGCGGAAGTGGAACGAGTCGGTTAACGCGATGGCATCCATGAATGCCTTAAGCATGACGCCGACGTGATCGCGTGAGATGAATGAGTCGACCTCAGTGCGCGTCGTATCGTTATCCCTGGTCGCCCATGATGGATGATTAGGATCGATGTTAAAGACGTGCCGAGACTGTACCATCTCGCGGTAAGGCAGCACACCGGACTCCCTCAGCTTCTCTTGGACCTTCTTAGGCTGGGCAAAGAACCACGCGTCAAACGACTTGGCCTCCTTGGTGGGAGCCGTTAGGTCGTTGATGCTGGCCTTGGTCACGCACCGTATCACAAAGGTTCTTACTCAGCGGGCAAGTGGCAAAGGTTATGCCAATACCCATCAGCCATGAACCTCAGCAAACCCTTACGCGTAAACCTGTAGGTCAGTGATGAGTAATTTCCCTTGTACTCGATGTCCCTTGCCACGATCTCCTTCAGCTCATCGCAGGTCATGCGCTCAGGCCAGGTACTGAGCAAGGCCATGAGGTTCTTGTTTTTCTCATCCTTGATTGCCTTTGCCTTCTCGGTGGCCTGCTTGCGGATACACTCCATCCTCTCCGGCTCTTCCCTCCAAGCCTTCTGCCTTAGCCTGGTCAGACTCAGCTTACGGAGAACCCAACCTCTCCGCGCGGTAGTACGGTTAGGTCTGGTCATCGCGGTAGACTTACGGACTCGCTAGAGACTCGCTCGAACCCCAAGCGTAAGCGACAAGGGGTGAGAGTAGAGTCACCCTTGTACGTAGTACAGGGACGGATGTTGAGTTGGATGTTGAGTTGGATGTTGATACCCATGTGAGTAGGTCAGGATTAGGTTGGCTAAAGGTGGGGGTCTGGCAGTTTACCCTCAGTCAGCCTGAAAACGCCTTGGTGACCCCTTAGCGGGGCGGGAATCGCTATCCCTTGGGGCTGGCTGGGTGGCACTCTGGGAGGGGGGCTGGCTGTATTCCCAGCGGATTACCCCCTTCTCGGCGGCATGGCGGATGTAAATCTCGCCCTTGAATTGGTTCTCATGGTCCTTGAGACCGGCACGGCCCCGGCGCTTGGTCAGGCCGAACTTGTAGATCGGCTCCTCGCCCTGGCATCGGAAGAGGACGGCCACCTCGCGAAACCAGTTGGTGAACTCGGAGGAGCCTAGGCCAGCGTAGGCTAGGTCGGCGGTGGTCTGGCCTTCCTTGTCTGCTGAAGCCTTGGGCTTCCCAGTGTGGTGCATCGCTACGAGCACGGCGCCTGTCTCGAGGAGGATCGGGGCGAGGTCATGGCGCAGGAACTTGGAGGCTTGCTCTTGGTCGGAGACGTCGATGCCGGCGAAGGAGAGCAGAGGGTCGACGAAGACGATGTCGGCCTGATGGGACACGACTAGGTCTCGCAGGGCCTTGGTGAAGGTCGTGCCGGTGCTGACGGTGTCGCGGTAGATGGCGAGGGCGTCCCGCAGCTGAAAGCGTTCGGTGGCGTCGATGTAGGCGCCTGCGATGACGTCTTGCAGGGCCTCACTGATGTCGCCCGCGTCATTCTCGGCCTGTAGCACGATAGCACGCAGGGGCTTGGCTGGCTTGATGCCGAAGAAGTCACGGCCTAGGCACCAATGCACGGCGGCCTGCATCATGAGGGACGACTTGCCTGTGCCGGACTGCCCGACGATCAGGAGCGAGCCACCCTTACATAGCCAGCGGTGGTTGCCTAGTACGGTGGTCGGATCATCCTTACGCTCGAAGGACAGTAGGGCGTCGAAGTCCATGCGCTGCGGACCGTGGCCGACCCTCTTGCGCTTCTGGGCGAGTCGGGCATAGTGCTCGAGGAGGGTATCCGGGTCGGTAGCATTTGAGGCCGCGTCAGAGGCGGCACGAAGCATGGCCGCGTCGGCGATGAGCTCGACGTGCTCGGGGCGGTAGGTGCCAGAGCCCGAGTCGCTGACCAGGAGCGAGACGGTAGCCGCGTCGACAGGCGACCGCATCTCACGGAGGCGCTGGGAGACGGTTAGTTCGTCACCTGGCGTGCCATCGACCTCGAGGGCTAGGATGGCCGCGGCGATGTCCTGGTGGACAGGCTCGAAGAAGTCGGACGCCTTGAGATCGGCGGGGAAGGGAAGGGCGTCACGGAGCAAAACGCCGAGGAGGTGGCGTTCCGCTGCCGTGTTGTTGGGCGGAGTCATACCAGTCTGGTCTCGTTGGTCAGGCGCTTGGCGATAATTTCGCAGTAACGCTCAGACATCTCGATACCGATGCAAGGAACGCCAAGGCTCTGAGATGCTAACAAGGTCGTTCCTGAGCCAGCGAACGGGTCAAGCACACTAGTCGGTGCAGTCACTTTGATGATGCGCTGCATTAGGCTCACCGGGATTTGGCAAGGATGCTCAGTCTTCTCAGCCGACACGTTCTTGACCTGGTTAATCTCCCACCAGTCGTAGAGACGTGCACGCTTGCCTGCCTGAATGCGTGCGGCTATGCGTGGGTCTGTTGGGTTTCGATAGTCCTGTCCTTCTTTACGAAAGTCAGGCTTGCATCCAAACCAAGCGATTGAGCGGTGCTGTCGTGGTGTGTTGGAAGGGTAAACCCAAGCCACAACGCGATCTGGAAATCTGTGCATAGCGTGGGCGATACGATACATCGCCTCCGGATAGTGGATAAGCACGGCCTTGTCTGAGAATACAGCAGCCATAAACCTAAAGTATTCATCCTCATCCATGCTATCCTCGCAGTCGTCATAATGGTATCCAACATTATAAGGCGGGTCGCTGATGAGGGTGTGCTGGTCGAACTCGATGTGGGTCGCGAGCTCCTCGACTTTGCCGTGATAAAGGGTCACGGCTCCCTGTTGGAAGTACGGTTGCATGGAAGGAAGAGATTGGTGGTGTGGGGGCGTGGATGCCCTGCGTCAAATGATTTAACGGCGTCGAAGAAGACGGTCGATATCTGAGGCCCGGTAATGAGGAACAGGGCGGGGCATCTTCAGGATGCGCACGGGTATGTCTTGGCCGTCGATGCGGTACTGAATGCCGCGCACGGTACGACGGAGTTTGCGGGCGTACTGCGTAATGGTGACCCAGCCCTTTGGGGCCGTAAAGCGTTCGAGCTCCTTAGCGGCGGTGTGGGCATCTGCCCAGGTCTTGTACTTGGGCGACAGGCGATACATCAGCACATGACCGACGCGTTTCTCTTGAGCGAAGCCAGCCTTGACGATGTTTTCGATGGGGCCACGAACGCCGGAGAGTGTCTTCACGCCGATGAGGGGCACGACTGCCTTTGTCCTGATCCAGCCGTCATCTGCTGGGTCGGTCGGGTTTCCCTTTAGCGCGGCGACGAGGGCGTGGGCGTCGAAGCGTCTCATCTGGCTTTAGGCGTGAAGACCTTGAGGTCGGTGGTCCAGACCCAACGGGAGCCGACGCGGTGGACGAGCCAGACCTTCCAGTCTTGGCCGTCGACCCATCCAGCTGCGAAGCCGGAGCCCCAGCGGGAGGTGGCTAGGCGGTGCGATGCGTACGCCATTGCGTCCTTCTGGCAAAGACAGCCAGCGGAGAACGCGGCGCCGCCCTCGGCCTTGGTCAAGTTGACCTGGCTAAGGGTGTGCGTATGTCCGTGGATCAGCGCGCCACCCCGGTCAGCGTAGTGCTTGCCCTGCTCGGCGGTGGCGTTGAGGCCGTGAGCGTAGCCGTGGATGAAGGCGACCTGCCCGAGACGGTAGACGCCTTTCTCAGCGTGGTAGGGCAGGATGGTCTTGGCGCCGGCGGACTTGGCAGCCGAACGGATGCGGGCCTCGAGGTCGGCACAGTAGTCGCGTACCAGGGCGGAGCCCGAGGTATGCTGGAGGGCTTGGGCTCGGTGTTCGTGGTTGCCCATCAGGTAGACGGTGGGCTTGGTGCGGGCGAGGAAGGCTTCACCGGCCTCGATGTCGGAGAGCAGGGACTCAGCACCTTCAGCGTCTTGGCCTGCCCCACGGCGGAGGGATCGGAAGTCGAAGCAGTCACCGAGGTGCACGCGGACGGTGGGCTTATAGTCCTTGATGAACTCGCACAGGGCCTCGACGGCGTTCTCGTCGGCCATGTCGCCGTGGTTATCGCCGAAGGCCACGAAGCGGATAGGAGTGCTCATTTGTTGTTCAGGTGAGGGATGGGCTGGCCGGAGTCAAAGGCCGCGAGCATCTCGTCACGGCGCTTGCGGGCGGTGAGGAGGTCGCCCCCGATGTTCTCGACGATGTCCGTGCCGCGACGACGCAGGCGGAACCAATAGCAGTCGCCCAGGCGTTGCAGGTGGTGGTTCGGGTTGTCGGTGATGACCTTGTCCGACTTGCGGTGGCCCTTGCTCACGGTGTACTTCGGGCAGGTCAGGAGGAAGGCGACGCGATCAGGGGACAGGCCGACCTTGCGAGCCCATACCAGCGTCTCGGGGGTCAGAGTCTCCATGACTTGGCGAGGATGCGTCCTTCGGACATGATTTGCTGACGGGCATTCGGCTTGAAGATGTACTCCTGGTCGAACAGGTGGTTGGCGCGTATATCGGCGATGCTATCGAGCTCTTCGTCATTGGCCGGGCCGACCCCAGCGGTGGAAACATACACGGTGCGGACCTTCCAGCCCTTCTCCCAGAGGATGTCCTGACAGACCCGCAGCTCATTGATGTAGCGCCAGTCGGAGCAGACCACCGTCTCGGGGGCTACGCTGTCGTGGTGCTTCATGATGGGGCACCAGTTGGCGAAGTGTCGGGCGAAGACGTCCTTGTCGAGGCGCCGTGCGAAGCGACCCATGGCGACGAGGGCGTCACGGTTCTCGCACTTGAAGTCCTCGGTCATGAAGTTGCCCTCAAGCCCAAGGTAATCCATGAAGTGGTTACCTGCCTCTTTCAGCGCGTCGGCAAAGTTGATGTGCTCGGCGGGGCGGGTGCTCCATTCGAGCAGACCCGAGGCCAGCGTGTCCTTCCCGGCCCTGGCGAAGCCCGAGATCAGGACGAGCGTCGGGGCGGCCATAGGCGTGGGTGCTTCGGTCATGGGTTAGAAGGGAGGAGCGTCGCTCAGGTCGATGTTGTTAATCACCGGCTTTTGAGAGCCCTTGCTATACATCATCTTGTATTTGTACTGGGGTTTGCCGTTGTACTCGCCGTTGGGCTCGCACTCGACTCCCACGATAGTGGTCTGTCCACAGGCGGGGTCGATGTATTGAAGGTACTCGGCAGGGGTCGCATCGATACGAAGTTCCGCGGTGAACTTGCCGGAGAACTTACCGACGAGCATGGCGAGGGCCTTGCCGTACTTGGAGGAGAAGTTCTTGGAGAGGCAGAAGCCCTTGTCGTCGACGAAAAAGAGGCGGGCGGAGACGGTGCCGTCTTCCCAGACCTTAATTTTTTCAATCTTGGGCCTAATTAATTTGAGCATGTAGCTCCCATTGGTGCTGATTGAGGTTAAGGGCGGGCGATCGTTCGGGTTATTAGTGTTCATGGTATTAGGCGAAGGTAATGGCGGTGGAGGTGGACGGTCCCTTGATGTCGATGACCTGGACGGCGTCACCGTAGGCTGGCCACTCGTTGAGGGTCGTGCACTCGCGGTAGGTCTGCAGCGCCTTCTCAAAGTCGGAGCAGGCGTAGGACATCAGCTCGGGCCCGATCTCCACGACGGCGGTGGCGTAGGGCGGGGCCTTCTCGATGAAGAGGAAGCGGAAGCCCAGCAGTCGGCGCTCAAAGGCGGTCTCGAAGCAGAGGCGGTAGAAGTAGGCTTGGAGGTTGTAGCGGTAAGCCCGGATGGACTTGAGGATGCCAGCAGGGGACGCGTCTTCGGTGGTCTTCAGGTCGTAGAGGTAGCCGTCGGTCCCGATGCCGTCGATGGCGCACTTGAGTTGAACGCCGCAGTGATCCGTGGTGAACATGAACTCGGTCATCTCGAACTCGACGCCCATACGCTCAAGGGCGGCCTTGGCAGCGGAGGCGATGATATGGCACTCGGCAGACTCTTCGTAGGACACGACCGTCTGCCCAGGCTTCAGGCTGGACTGGAAGGCTTCGTAGGTGGCCTTGCCGTCCTTAGTGCGGCGGTCGCACTCGGGGGCGGTGATAAACTTCTCATTGAGCATCTCGGGCTGGAGCACGGCGCAATGAATGAGCGAACCCATGCGGAGGGCCTTGGTCTCCTCGCGCTCCTGGTTAAGGTAGGCTTGGTAGTGGGCTGGTGACTTGAGCAGCTCTTTAGCGCCGGAGTAGTTCAGCGCTTGGATGCCGTCGTAGAGGACGCGGTGGGTGATGATGTCGGGTTGGACTCGCATGGTGTGGTGTGGTTCTTGGTGTTGGGTTGTGGTGGAAATTAGAAGAGGGCCTTGATGGCCTCGGCCTGATCGGGGCGGCGGCGTTCGACGGCGGCTTGGCACATGGTGGAACCGACGAGGAAGCGGATGCAGGCGACCGGGCGGGAGGTGTAGCATTTACACTTGCCGGTGCCTGAGAGCGAAGGACAGCGGGACGCGACTTCAGCGTAAGGCTGGCCGTGGATGTAGAAGACCTCGCCGCGTGCCCGGTAAAACTCAGCGGTCATCGGGTTGTGGTCGATGGGGAGCATGACGCTCTCACAGCAGGCGCCCTTGCAGAGTTTGCAGGCTTCGCTCATAGCGCGTCGTCGTCGGGGTTGGACTCCTCGACGCTGGCCGAGATACGGCGGACATCTTCAAGGGCCTTCTCGGCGGCGTTCTCCATGCCTTCGAGCGTATTGCGGAGGACGCGCAGCTGAACGACGAGGACGTGCACGCGGTCGTGCAGGGGCTTCACGGCGGCGGCCTCATCGGCGGTCTCGATGGAGTCGCTGAAGACCTGGAGCTCCGTGATCGCGGAACGGTTCAGGTCGGAGAGCGTGATGATGTCGGCGTCGTGCTGTTCATAACGTCCGGCGATATGCTGAACGGTGGCTAACGAGCCCGTGATGTTTTCCACAAGGCGTTTGATGGAGTCGCGGTTGGTCATCGGTTAAAGGTAAGTTCCTTTATCTCCCCAGTCGGGGCAAGGGTAAAGAAGCGGACTTGGCTTCGTGCCAGGGACGGGTGCGTCTTGCGCTTCCACATCCCGAGGTCGGAGAGGTAGTCGGCGTGCTTGCGGGCGGTCATCTCGACGTAGGGATAACCGTCGAGGAGCAGGAGCAGGGCGTACTGGCCCTGCACGGTGCGGGCGATGCGTTCGATGCCAGCGGGGACGGGGCTGCTCATTTAGCGCGGGGCTTCCATGCGTTGAGCGAGAACAGGTATTCCCAGCGCTGACGATCGGAGAGGAGGTGGAGTTCTGTCTTCATTTTCTCATTAGGGGTCTGCTGCTTGAGCCCGGGGTGAGCCAGGGCCTTCGCGGCGGCCTTCGACCTAGCCATGGTTACGGGCTTCCTTCCATTCATCCAAGGCATTGACCAGTTCGGCGGCGTCGATGCGTTGGGCGTGACGAACGCAATACCACAAAATGTCACCTGCTTCGCGCATTGCCTCAAGGCGTTCTTCAAGCTGTTTTATGCGGTCTTTATTCTCCCAGCCAAACTTTTCAAAAGAAGCTGAGTTTTCCTGTGTATCTTTTAAAACTTCTTCAGTTTCCTTAAGTTTGTGCTCCAGCTGCTTGATGCGGGCGTCCTTAGCGGCCAGCAGGTTGGACTGGTGCATGGCGCCCATCGCGGCGGAGATG